AGACGCAGGCCCTAATAAGCATTTAACTCACTTAGAAGAGCTTGTACTTACTAATAAGAGAGAAGGAGCTCAAAGGGCTATTAATTATCTGAGTTCTCTCTCTGAGATTTTAGATAGTAACACTGATAAGGCTGTTAATGCTACAGTTAAGTACGACGGAGCACCAGCTGTTGTCGTTGGTAGAGATCTTGATGGCAAATTCTTTGTTGGTAGTAAGTCTGTATTCAATACAGACCCGAAGATAAATTACAGTATTAAGGATATAAAAATAAATCATGCGTCCGCTCCCGGATTAATTGATAAGTTAGTACAAACATTTGTACATTTTAAAGATTCTAACTTCAATGGTGTATATCAAGGAGACTTTTTATTTGATAATGAGATAAAAGATACATCTTCTATTGACGGAGAAGAGCATGTTACATTCAAACCTAATACAATTGTATATGCAGTACCTGTAAATAGTAAAGAAGGTCAGGATATTTTAAATTCTAATATAGGAGTTGTGTTTCATACTGAATATGAAATGCAGAAAGATGAAGAAGGTAAGATAAGATTTAGTACCAAAAAATTTGGAGTTGATGTGAGTACCCTAGACCCTGGTCCTAAAGTTTATGTTAAGGATGCATATTTTGAAAATGATTCTGGTTATATAACTTTAACAGATGAGGAAACTGTTTTAGTTAATAGTTTAATATCTAAGTCATCTGAACTAGTAGAAGAAATTAATTTCGATAGTATTGATGATCGTATTTACTTAGGTTTGAATACATATATTAATACAGAAATAAGACAAGGGGAATTTCTTAAAGATATTGACGTATCATTTCAGCAGTTCGTAGAATGGGTTGAAGGTAGACTAGATCGTAAGATTGATTCTCTTAAGAGCGAGAAAGGTAAAGCTAAAGCAACAGAAGCAAAAACTCAAATGTTGAGCTTAGTAGAAGCTGGTAAACAAGATATTGTAAACATTCTTAGGTTACAAGTATTAATTAAGCAAGGTAAAGATATATTTATACAAAAGTATAATAATATTATGAAGGGGGTAAGTATGAAGCATTATTTATTTAATGCCGAAGGGGACCTTGTTGTTACAGAACCTGAGGGTTATGTTGCTATAGACCAAACAGGAAATGCAATCAAGTTTGTTGATAGGCTTGAATTTAGCAAAGCTAATTTTGCAATCAGCTCGGATCAAAAGTTTAAAAAATAGTTGTTTCCTAAAATGCCATTGTAAATATTATATATGGCATCTAAAAAACCTAAGAAAAGATATTCCCTATATCGTCAAGGTGTTACTGACGCTATTGATCACTTAGACATTCTCATACCTGATGCTTTTGGTAGTGACCCTCGAGCTAGTAGATATGAGATAGAAGAAAAAATTAAGTATATTCAAAATAAACTTAAAGAGTTAATTGTATGAAGTTTATCTTTTGTTTTTACGATTTAAAATATACACCTGAATTTCTCAAATCCTGGGTTAACTTAGCTACAATTCTCAACAATAAGAAAATACCATATAATATTTCTTTAGGTAATAGCTGTAATGCATTTTACGCTAAACAGATATCTCTTAAGGGTAATGTTTTACAAGGTAGTAATCAAAAGCCATTTCAAGGACAATATGATTATGAATATATAGTTTTTTTAAGTGGTAATATTTTATTTAATAATAATAATTTTATTAAATTGTATAACAATATATATTCTAATGATTTAAAATTTTTATCTGCTAAAGTAGAAAATAGATATAAGTTTACAAATAAAAAACAGAATGAATTTGAATTAGCTGAATATATAGACTTTGATATGGTCATAATAAAATATGGTGTTATAGAGAAGTTAACATACCCGTGGTTCAGACCATGGAGTTCTCAGAATAAACAAGAGCAATTATTCACGGATATTGATTTCTGTAAACGTTTACAGAAAGAAGCTAATGTTAATTTATTAATTGATCCGAGTGTAATTGTTAAGCGGGAGAATATTACTTATGTATAAAGTTATGATATGTATGCCAGGTACCAGTTTTAGTAGTAAAACAATAACCTGTATAAGTAATCTATTAAAATATTTTTCTAAACAGAATATAAAATATAAATTTAGCTCTACATATTCAAGGAACATATATGAAACTAGAAATATGTGTTTACTAGGAGACCCTTCACTGGGAGAAGACCAACTACCATTCGATGGAGAGGATTACACTCATATCTTGTGGATAGATGATGATATACTTTTTAATATAAAAGATATTGAGAGATTATTTAAAGTAGATAAAGATATTGTTTCTGGTCTTTACTTAATGGCTTCTGGAGAAAATTATGCTGTTGTTGAGAAATGGGATGAAGAGTTTTTTGCTCGTAATGGTTACTTTCATTTTCTATCTAAAGAAGATTTAAAAAATAAAGATTCTGTTTTTAAAGTCTCTTATGTAGGTTTTGGTTTTCTATTAATTAAAAAAGGAATATTTGAGCAGCTTAAATATCCTTGGTTTGATCCTATTAATATAAAAATAAAATCATGTGAAGATTTTTGTATGGAAGATGTATCATTTTGTCTTAAATGTAAGGATAATGATATACCTATATATGTTGATCCTCAAATCAAAGTTATTCACTGTAAGACAGCATACTTAAAATGAATGATCATTGGTCAGAAAATTACTGGGATAATTATATTAAGAGAAAATTCTCTTATAACGGTAGTTCCAGAAATTTGACTATAGTTGAATTATGCAAAGTATATGATTACCCGAAAAGTATATTTTGCGGGCACACCAATAATGACTACATAGTAAAGGTGTCTTATTGGTCTGAAGAAGATAAAATATTCTTAGGGATTGGTTATGGTGAGACATATTACGAAGCAGATGATATTACATCCTATCAGTTATTTCTTGATAATATAAATGATGAAATTGTTTTAGAATTATTAAAACAAGAGTTTGGGTGGAATATTGTAAATTATTTTAGTTTTTGTGAGTAGTTGTAGATAAATATTTATAATATGGCTACTAATACTGACTTTCGCGTAAAAAATGGATTATATGTTGGAGAGAATATTAACGCTCTCCGTGGAAGTATATCTGCAGCAAAGTATTATGGTGGTTTATTTAACATCTCTACGTCTGGGCCTCTTGGGTCTGGTAGTATTAATTCATTAAGCGCCGAGCAAACTCTTAACTTTGAAGCTGTATCAGGGATTAATATTGCTGTATCTGATAGTAATCTACAGTTTAGTCTTAATTTATCTAATAGTTTAGAGATTGATAGTAATAGTTTAGATTTAACTGATACAGGAGTAAGCACAGGAACGTATGGCTCTCAAACTACAATTCCTAATATTACAATTGACCCTCAAGGTAGAATTACTGCGGCTTCAGAAACTACAGTAGCTACTACTCTTAGTACTGAAGCAGGAACCGGTACAGGGGATGTAGATTTATTATCTGAACGTCTAAAAATACTAGGTACATCAAATGAAATAACTACAATCGCTTCTAATAATACTATTACTGTAGGATTACCTGATGATGTAACTATAGGTGGTAATTCTAATATTGGAGGTACTTTAGAAGTTACCGGTGATGTAGAAATAGGTGGGGGTTATAACTCTTCAGGTGTTACTATAACATCTTCAGGTAACTTAAGCGCGTATGGTGGGGTATATGCAGACTCATTCTTTTCCAGAACTGCTGGTAATACTATAGACTTTAATGATAATATTGACGTAGATGGTACTTTATTAGTTTCAGGAGCTATAAGTGCCTTGAGTTCTTTAGAAGTCAGTGGAAATGTAATTTTAGGAGACGCTTCTAGTGATACATTTACAGTAAACGCTCAGACAATTAATTTTTCTAACATTGCTCCAGGTACAGATAATACAGTAGTAGTAACTAATGGTTCTACTCTAGTGACAGATGAAATAGATAGTAGGGTATGGGGTGATACTTTAGTAGACAATGGAGGCTCTACAGGTACAGCTAATAGATTAGTCAAATGGTCAGATGGTGATACAATTGCAGATACCCAGATTAGAGATGATTCTACTATAGTAACAATAGGAGTTAGTCAAACTAATCCACTTACAGTACATCCTACCTCTACGAGTACATCTATTAAGTACGCTAATAATACAAGCGGTTATCACTCTACATGTACAACTGTTTCTCAATCTAATAGCGCTGTTGTTTTATCATTCCCGCACTCAGACTACAGATCTGGTAAGGTTGTAGTACAATCTGATATTAATAACAGTCAATATGAAGCAGCAGAACTTTTAGTAATACATGATGGTTCTGATACATATCAAACTGTTTATGGTAATGTTACTACTTCTTCTTCTTTGTGTGTTACATACTCAAGTCGTATAAATGGCACAGATTTACAGATAATTGCTAGTAACGCCTGTAGTAGTGGTTCTGCAGATGTAACAATATCTATCACGCAATTAACTAACACTTAAGTTTATTGAATTATTTCCACGTTAGGTTCGTTTTTCAGGTCTTTTATTTATAAATAATAGTGTAAGTGGAAAGTGAAACTTAATGGAGACTAAAAATTTTTTCGTACATGATGGGCTCAAAGTCAGAGGAGATACGTTATTAAATGGTGATACATATAATGATACTGCTTTAGCTAAACTTCACGTAAAGGCTGCTGACAACGGAGCGAGTGCTAACCTCAATAATGTCAACGGTTTAATTATTGAGAACGATCAAACTTCTAATACAAACTACGCGCTAAAACTAGCTACAGGTACGGGTAATATATTTAGTGTTACTAATGCTGGTAATTTGGGTATAGGTACTACAGACCCGAGCGCTTCATTAGATGTTATAGGTACTATTTGCGCGGATAGTGATAGTTGGTTTAATGGGGTT